CACCTCCTCAGATAACTGCCATGCGCGGATGTCCGGTCCGTAGTTCTGCAGAAATTCCTCGCCACGGTGGACCATGTCATAGTAAACATACTCTTTCAGATGTCCGCGCCCTACCATATCATTCTCGAAGTCTGCACCGGGGCGCAGGCTCTCAAGACGCGCGGAGCATTTAAGCAAGGACCGCGCGATCACGTTGTCGTCGGTATAGGGCGGTATCTGATAGTCCTCCCTGATTTCGCCGACAATCGCGGCGATAAGTTCTTCACTCATTTTCCGCCCTCCGTTTCAGTCGATCATTCCTCAGTCTTGGACAGGACTGTAGGGATGTATTCTTTCAGCTTGGTAGGATTGAAAACATATGCTGCATTATCATCGACTGCGCGGCCGTTGCCGTAAGTCTTGGCGATGAAGAGATCTGCATCGTCCATTGCCTTTGTCTCCCTGTACTCCTCGACCTTCATGCCGGAGAAGCCCATGGTGTAATATCCCTTCATCGTGATGACTGCCTTGCCGGCTGCGATATTAGGCTCCTGGATAACAGTGATCGGCATGAACGCCTTGCTGACATATCCATTGGAGATGCTGTCACCGTACAGCGCCGGATTGACGTACTGGAAGACGTCGGTGGGATTGGCGATCAGATACAGGCCCATAACAGGACGCTTGCCATTCTTGGACAGTGTAGTGAGCACAGGAGCCATCTGCTTGGGAGAGAAGCCGGTCAGGGTCTGCGCCACAGTCTTTGCAGTGTGGGTGCCGTCCTGGCTGACGGTGCCGATCTGACGCAGGACACCGATAGGAGCGGTCTTACCATCGCCATCGAGATAACCTGCCGCAATGCCATCATACATGGCTTCTTTCAGGATCGCGCGGAAGTATTTCTCGACATATCCGATCTCAAGGTCGCGGATCGCCTTGGGAATGACACACCATGCGTAGAGCTTGTTGACCTCGATGTTGAGACCGGAGATGGTTGCGGACAGTTCTGCGTCATTGCCGATAGCAGCAGTCAGGGCGCCCCATGCGGAGGAACCGGTCTTGGAAGCGGTCAGCCAGTGCTTGACATTGGCAGGTGCGAAGTTGATGAGTTCTGTGATGGGATACTCAGTGCGGACATCGTCCAGGGTTCTGTCGACGGTCTCGATAGGGATGATGTCGATCTGATCAGCAGTCAGGGCCATCTTTGCGCCCATCTGCAGCTTCTCGAAGAATTTCTTTTCATTTTCAGACAGGCTGCGGAGGCCGAGGCTCTTCTTATACTCGGCATCTCTCTCTGCGCGCCGGGACTCTGCGACGATCTGGTCAATGAGGCCCTTCTGGGACTCTGCGATGATCATCTCCATTGCCTCTGTAATGGCCTGCCCCTTGTCTTCTGCGCTGTTCAGCTTCTGGGCGATTTCATTTTTCATATCTTCTGTAAGATTGATTTTGTCAATTCTCATGATCATTTCTCCTTTGTTTTGAAATATGCATCCCAACCGGTCGGCTGTTCTGCGGGTGTATTTGTGATGGACCCGGAAACAATCATATTCGGGTCAATAGTGACTGTTCCGGGCGTGTTCATATTCGGGTCAATGGTGATTGAATCGGGTGTGATGATGAATCCTGTCCGTCTCTTTGCATCCAGCTTTGCCGCAACCGCTTCCGCAATTGCATCAACGTCAAAGTTAAACTCTGCCACCGTTGCCATGGGTGCGGTCAGCTTCTGCATGATGCTCAGAAATGCGCTCTGCTTCGGTTCTCCATCATCTTCCTCGTCATCAATGCCGGTCGCGAATCCATAAGCCACTGCATCTGCCGGCAGGATCCATGTCTCCGCGTCCATGAGCGCCTTGATCTCTTCCTCGGAGATCGTGGCGACCTGTTTATAGGCCTCAACGGACGCCTGCGTGATGACCTCAATGTCATCCGCTGTCTTCCGGAGCTCGGAAGCATTACCCATGGCGATCGTCCAGGCATTGTGGATCATCAGCAGGGATGCAGGTGACATGATGCGCTCATCCCCGGCCATGAATACCACGGATGCAGCACTGCATGCGAATCCGTCACAGATCGTGGTGACTCTGGCGGGATGCTCACGCAGTACGTTGTAGATCGCAAGCCCTTCTGAAACATCACCGCCGTAACTATTGATGTGCACGTTGATGGTCTTTGCCGTCAGTTCTTTCAGCTGTTTGATGATGGTCACACCGGACTGTTCGCCCGCAGGCTCATACGCCCACTTCTCGATGTCGCCGAAGATGTAAAGATCTGCAACGTCATCATTCTGCGTGAGCTGGAAATACTTTTTAGGCTCTTTCACGCCGTTTTCGCCTCCTTTCTTTGTGCTTGCTGAGTTTTTGGGTTGCTGTATCCACAGACTCATCAGCAGGATCATCAGCGGAATCCGTCGACTCAACGCTTTCCTCCATGCCTTCCGTCGTGTAGTTCTTTGTTAGCGCCCTCGTTGTGGAGAAATCCGTATTGAGGGCGGGATAACCTACCATTTCAAAAATTTCGTCAAGAGTGAAGCCAATCGCCCTGAGCTTGTCGAGCTGGGGAGCGGCATCCATGACGTCCACATGCTTGAAGTGGGCAAGCCAGACAAAAATTCTCTCGCCCTTTATGTAATCGGCCTCGCCGACCAGCTTTGCATTGAGGGTGTCGTTGATGACTTCCGCAATGGGACTGACGGCATAGGTGATAAACTCGTTTGTAGCGTCGGACTGCTCCGCGATCTGGCCGTTAAAGACGCCCAGCGGAATGTCATAAGCTGCCGCGCACTCCTTGTTGATCAGGTCGGCCATGGCTGCAACTTCCGCTGCGGTGACTTCGGTCTTGTAATCCAAAAATTCAAGGGATGTCCCTGTCTGTTCTGGGATGATCGCGAGCTTCTTGCCATCAATCTTATTTTTGAACCCATCCATAACCTCGTCGAGCGTGATTCTGACATCCTTTCCGTCGGCTGTCTTGCGGCGGAACTGAATATTGGTGTCGACCTTATATTTAAAAATGGGAGTATGCGCGATGGTCTCGAGATTCTTGACGGCATCCATGGTGTCATTCAGACAGCCCAGGACGCTGTCAATGAATATCCGGAGCCTGTCGGACGAATAGCGGAAATGCAAGATGTCATCTGAATTGACGCCATACCGGAGCAAAAACTCATTGAACCCGTCCGTCAGCACAATGTCGCGGTAAGTCTTCGGGAACATGACATACTCGTCCATGTTGTAACTGTTCGCCCGGTAATACTTGCCGCTCGGCATGCGCACCACCACACAGTCACCGGTCCGGACCAGGTCGCGCGCCACGTTGTACCAGAAATCCGTGCCCGTCTCGTTGTCGTTCGGGCGGACGTTCAGCCGGTAATACTCGCTGTCTTTCCTTCGCTCTTCGCCCCTGGTCAGCACTATCTCGCTCTTTGCAATCGCCTTAGCTATCATCCCCGCGGCCTTTTCCTGAGCCATAGCAGCTAACTGTATTTTTGTCAGGTCGCGGGATATGACCTCCAGGACGTCAATCACCGCCCCATCTTTTTTCTGAAAAAGCCACTCAAACATAAACCACTGTCTCCTTTAGCAGGTCGGAGCAAAACTCCGCCGCAACAAAAGCCATAAAGCCGTCATTCTTCCTCAGTTTCGGTTCAATCTTGACGAACTGCGTGTTTCCGTATTTGTCCGTCAGCGTTCCTGTGTTCTGCGTATACCACCGCATGATGGCGGAGTCTCCGTAATCGATAAGATGCTCTGAAAACAGCTTTGTGATTGTCGGGGCGAGGATTCCGCAGACAGAGCCGAGCTTTCGCAAGAGCCTGACGACTCCCTGCGGATTATCCCGTGATTCTATCGATATGCCCCGCTGTTCAAAAACTGTCTTAAATAGCGTGTATCTGTATGTGTCCATAGCGATCTTCACTACGGCATAATCTTCCATCTGCCTCTCGCACCAGTCCACGATTCCGTCTATAGGGATGGTCGGGGCCTTGACGATCTCGAAGTCCTTAAAACCTGCGGTTCCGTAGTTGTCTACCGGAAACTTGATCGATGTCAGGTAAGGACTTTCCGCGCAGATCCACGTGTGCTGTCTCCATTTGTGGTTTCCGTCATCGTCAATCGTAAGGATTCCCGCGCTGGCAAAGTCGCGCACATCCGCATAGTCAATGCCAATGACGGCAAGCTGTCCCCTGGTGTCCATCGACTTCCTAACGCCCTTCCTTTTCGTGTCCTTGTAGGAGCACAGAAGGATGTTGTTCCAGCTCGTGACGGCCTGCTCTTCCCTAAGTTGCGGCAAGTTGCAGCGCTTCGTGATATACTCGCGGTATTTCTCAGGGTCGTTCTTCGCCTTGATCCATCCCCGAGAGATCGCCCTTTGTAAGGTCGGCAGATACTCCATGGACGGGTTTGCCTTGTGCATCGGTTCTTCCTTGCCCGCCTCCGACTCCCTGTCGAGCCGGCAGAGGAAGGGGAAGATTCCGAGCGGGTTCGCCCCGCCCTCCAGGATGATCCGGCAGTCATCGAGTAACTTGTCGAGCGGGCCTTCCCGGACATATCCGTTTGTCGTGATGATGATCTCGCGGAAATGCCGTTTCTTACCTTCCGAAGACTCAAAGACGTTTACCGAATCATTGTTCTCATATGCATGGAACTCATTAAAAAAGATACATCCAGGGGCCTTGCCGTCCTTTGTGGAGGCATTGCTCGTGTTGTATCTCAGGATTGATT